CGGTTGAGTGGTTTGGGATATTCAGCGATTGATCAGATCGCTTAAATCGGACTGAGTTCCCTTCGAGTGATCTACTATTTGGAACAGCTATTTAGCTGTAATAAAATAATTTTGTGACTGAGTATCGATCACAACTATTTCAGCTTCATGGATATCTGGAGGTATTTCATTTTCATAAGGTATATGAAGCTGGGAGTGAGATATAAAACTATATTTTTTATAACCATTCATTCTTTTTGAATGAGCGTTAAATTTTTTTTCTCTTAAAGTATCACCTACGGCGTTTTGAGTATTCAAGAGATAGATAAGTGGTTTTTCTTGGAAGTTCATGTAAACGATCCCTATCATATTAATTTTATTAAAAAGCCTTTCACTTAATGGATAGCATCATCTGGCCCACAGTAGCAAGTTCTATGAGTCTAGAAATTAGGGCCCATCACGTATGTTTAAAATATAGTCGCCTTGAGTTAATGGCCAGAGTCCTCAATCAGTGTAAGTAATGACTGGTAGATCCGGATGCTACGGAATACCATACCAGATAGTTTTGTATCTGAGCGGCCATAAAGCTGGATGTTTTATAAGATGAGCGCCTGTTAATCACCATATTCACAACAACCTACCATACTTTCGATAGACTTATTGAATGCCATTATCGAATAATGAGCTGTAAAACCAATGCTTGTTTATCCTTCACAGAGGGCTGTAAAAATGTGGGGAATCTACCTCAGAAAGCAGTCACATCACGTAGTTGTAATTGGATTTAACTTCAATACATCTTCAAGATGTTCCGGTGCAAAGTGAGCATAACGCATTGTCATTTTTATATCTGTATGACCTAGTACTCGCTGCAGTACTAAAATATTTCCGCCATTCATCATAAAATGAGATGCGAAAGTATGACGCAGTACGTGGGTTAACTGACCTGCGGGCAACTCGATATCTGTACGTTCCAGAGCGGAACGGAAAGCACCGTAGCAACTTTTGAACAATCTCCCTTTCTTCACTTCCGGTAAAGAGGCATAAAGGCTTTCACTAATTGGAATGGTTCTGTTTTTTCGGACTTTGGTCTTTGTGTAAGTTACTTTGTATTTCGTGACCTGACTTTTATTCAGTTCTTCAGCCTCTGACCAGCGTGCGCCGGTTGACAGGCATAATTTAACAATGCTTGCGAGATCATTATTGTTTTCTCTTCCGCATTCCTCTAGCAGTTGTCCGATTTGTTCTTTTGTAAGAAAAGTCATTTCGCTTTCTTCTGTCCGGAATGGGCGAACATTCTAAATCGGATTATCGCTTTTCCATTCTCCCAGGCGACCAAGCTCATTAAAAATAGCCCTAAAATAGGCCAGCTCAAGGTTAATGGTTCGCGGCGCTACTTTTTTAACTCGGTTGGAGCGTGAGTAATCGCCCGAAAGACGTTTTTCACGGTAACGGGAAAACATCTGTGCATCGAATTCCCTTGCTAAAGGTTGAACGTTCAAAACCCGTGAGTCGATCGCTGACATCATTGTGGAGCCGGGAACAGTTCACGCCGTTCAACTGCATCCAGATAAACATCAGCAGCAGTCCTTCCAGATGCACTGAAAAGACACTTTAACCGAAGCCCGCGAAAGCGGTTTTTTTTGCATTTTTGCTAAGAAGGAAAGGAGGTTTAGGTTAATGGAATCGCCACTCGTGAAAATGCATCGCCATTTCATCGCCACTGAAAAATGGAAACAAAAAAGCCACTTCGCAAGAAGTGGCTTAATTATATGATTCTAAAGCGAAAATTTGGTGGCCCTTGCTGGACTTGAACCAGCGACCAAGCGATTATGAGAGCGTTGCGCAGGGTAATGAAAACAATGACTTATCATATAAAACAGTGGCTTGCGTGCTCAATGCTAATCAATACTACTCAGTATTCCCGTCCTGCTGAGGCAAATTTGAGGCAATTTTTGCCATGGGGTTAAAGTGTAGTGCTTCTTCCAAATGGTCAGGGGAGAAGTGGGCGTATCGCATCGTTAGTTTGATATCGGTATGGCCTAAGATGCGTTGAAGAACCAAAATGTTACCGCCGTTCATCATAAAATGAGAGGCGAAAGTATGGCGCAGAACGTGAGAAAGTTGCCCTGCGGGTAGCTCAATTTCACTTCTCTTAACTGCAATCCGGAATGCCGCATAACACTCGGTGAAAACTCTGCCCCTATTCTTAGGCAATTGCTCATACAATTCATTGCTAATAGGGACTGTTCTATTTTTTTTACCTTTGGTTTTTGTGTAGGTAATTTTCCCAGGGTTAATTTGAGTACGTGTTAAATTCTGCGCTTCAGACCAACGCGCTCCGGTAGAAAGGCAGACGGTGACGACATTAATTAAATTTCGTCCGCCAACTTCATCGCAGTAGTAAAGTAATTTCTCTATTTCTTCCGTAGTGAGATAAGCCATTTCACTTTCGTCTGTCGTGAAAGCTCTAATATTCTTTAAAGGGTTTTCACCCTTCCATTCTTCCAATCGGCTTAATTCATTAAAGCAGGCAAGAAAGTAGGCCAGTTCTAAATTCATCGTGCGTGGGCTTACGATGGCAACACGTTTAGACCTGGGGAATTTGCCCTTAAGTCTTTTCTCGCGATAGCTTCCAAACATCCTTGCCGAAAATTCAGTCGCCAGGGGTTTTCCCATACATTCATAAGCGTGGTGCATGGCTTGTTGTCGTCTTTTGCCATCGTCAAGTGTTACGCCGTGTAAGTCATACCATTTGTCTATAAGGTCTTTTAAAGTGCGTTTATCTTCGGTATCACCAAGCCAGGGTTTTGCTGCGGCTTGATCAAGATGATGGCGCTCAAACGCCAATGCCTCACCCTTAGTCATGAATTTCTTGCGGTGACGTTTCTCGGCACCTCTACCATTGGGATAAAAGTCTAATTGCCACTCGCCCGAAGCTAATTTTTTAACGCCCATGTTTACCGTTAGAGATTTTCAAATTTGTTAATGATTTTCCCGATAACTTCAACATCATCGAGCTCACAGTCAAAGGTTGAACCCATGCCGCTCACTCTGATTTTTTTCACCGGGATTCTGATTAGGTCGCGAACTGTTACTTTTCCTTCCAGATTAATAAGCCACTTCCCGTCATGTACCTCTGAGAAGCCCTTATCAACGACATACTGAGTTTGTTCGTGCAGAACGACCATAGGGGTTTTAGGTTTCGGCGCCTGAGGGGGAAACATCGACTTATCAAACAATATGCTACCGAGTTCAAACATCTGCCCATCCACTAACTTAAAGTGCTGGAAGCTAAGAGCCTCAATTGCACCGTCGTCGTATTTCTTACCTGTGCCGAAAGCCAGCCATTCAAGCCGTATACCTGTTTCTGCCATGCACTGAACCACTAAATCAGCTGGGAAAAAATCACGTTTGTAGCGCATAGACATACTGCTGCTAGTGATTCCTATGTGCTGTGCGAGGGCGAGCCTGGTAGTAAAGCCGTAAGCCTCAACGATCCTTTCAATAACAGCCTTGCCGCCCTTTTCAAAGTCTATATGTAGCTTCACGTGACATTTGTCCTTGCAATGTAGTGTCAGGGTGTCGTAACATCCTGAATGTTGATTGGGTCAACATTGAGTAGTATTGAGTAGTATTGAGCAACTTGGAATGATGCCTTATGCGCCCTAACATTACAATTACCATCCCTACGCCTTACCTGCCTTTGGCAGAATACTGCCGTATCACGGGCACTCCCATAGGTACAGCTCGCCATATGGTTGAAGACGGGCGGCTACCTATCAAATCGAAATCGACCAAAGGCGGCGCAGTCGAAATCAATATGGCTGCTCTGACCGTGCAAGCTCTAAGCGAATGTAGCGTGTCGCTTTCAGTTAATTAATCATGCCTTATTCTAAAGGAGTGAACATGTTTGATTTTCAGGTTTCCAACCACCCGCATTTTGATAACGCATGTCGCGCTTTTTCAGTGCGTCATAACCTGTCAAAACTCGCTCGCACCATTGGAATGAAAGAACAGACCCTGCGTAATAAACTGAATCCTGATCAGGTGCATCAGCTCACAGCCATTGAAATCGCAGTGATTACTGATGTAACCGAAGACGCCACCCTGATCGATGGTTTACTTGCACAAATGAAGTGTATGCCAGCGGTTCCAGTTAATGAGCTGGCAGAGGACAACATTGCGAGCTACACGCTTCATGCAACTGCGGCAATTGGATCATTAGCTGCGGGTGCAGTATCTAATGAACGTCACACACGCCAGGCCAAAAACGCAATTATGGAAAGCGTGAATGCTGGGATCCGTCACCTTTCTCTGATCGGTTTGGCTATCCAGGGACGCATAGATGGTTCGCCGGTGCTGGCCTCTGCCGTGGGTGCTGTCGCAAGCGTAGCCACAAACGGGATAATGTGATTATGCCGATCTCAATCGCACCTTTTTTAAAGCAGCAAAGTCCTTCACGCCATTTCGGTCATGGTTGTATCGAGTTGCCAGGCGGAAAGCGTTGGAGTCCTTCCATATCAAAAGCCACTGCCCCGCAGGCTGTGAGAAATTCAAAGCCGCTATTAAAGCGCCTGTTTAGTTGAGGTGATTATGTTTTTAGGTAACGCAGAACATATTCAAATAGGTAAAAAACATCTTTCAAAAATTAAAGAGATGTTAGAACACAAAAAGAATGTAGCGCAGGAAACATTTGATAATCAGCCGCTGCATATGCGTAAGACAATTTGTTTCCATGCTGGCCTGAGTCGCCGTCATGTTGAAATGAAGTTTGCAGAGTTAACGCCGACGGAAAGGCATCAAGTGGTTGCGGCGCTAAATTCTCTAATTGGTTTAACGGAATCACTGCCGAAATTTATCAGTGAAGATGATTGCAAGATAAACATTAATCACTAACCAGAATTCAAATTAATAGGCGTAAACCCGCCGGGCATTCTTTTGCCTAAAAAACAGGAGTTTTATACATGAAAGAAATGATTAATAAATCCCAACACGGTTTTGCTGGTTCGCCTGTAATTGGTTTTGACATGGCCTCAGCTGAGGGTGATTACACCGGCGAACTTACCTTAATGCTCAATGCCGCCCGTAATGACGAGCGCGGCAACCGTGCCAAAGTATTCGCCTCACGCCTGGAAGCTATCGCCTGTTTCATCATTCAGCAGGAAATGAACGGCACCGAGGCCGCCGAAGCCTTACGCGTCGAAGCGGCTCGTATCCAAAACGAAGCGGGAGAGTTTCACTAATGATGAAGCATGAAGAAGCCACACAGGAAATGGCTGAGGCAATCGCAAAACGCATTGATATCGATCTGGCGTTCACCATCATCCCTAAAAAGAACGGTGATCTGATTCTGGCTGAAATTAAGACGGATAAAGAAACCCGCACACAGTATTGCAGCACCCTTGCCGTCTACCAGTACCAGATTGCACTCGCTAACGACTTCGTGAGCCGCTGCGTGTCCCGTGCTCTTTGGGCGAAGAAGATTAGTGATGCCTTATCCATGCGCCGTGAATACAACCGCGCTGCTGATCTGGTATTTGCTGCTCTGGTCAAAGTGGCGCGTCCGGAGGTGTCAAATGGCTGATGTAATCGACACCGCCCAGGAGCGCGCAGACCTGATCCTGGCATCTCAAATTCAAGCCGCCCGTACAAGCGTAGCGGGCACATCTGCAATGTTTTGCATCTCCTGCGATCAGGCTATCCCAGAAGAACGCCGCGCAGCTCTGCTAGGTGTGGAGCTTTGCGTTTACTGCAAAGGTGCGGCAGAAATCAACTCAAAACATTATCGGGGCAACCTGTGAGCGGCTTTGTGGCTGTCCTTCTTATTCTGGCGGTTATTACCGCCGGTTTTTTATTCTCAGATTTAAAAGGCGGCATGTAATGGAACAAGTGCGCACCGTACTAAAATGGGCGGGTTCTAAAATCCGCATTATGGACATCTTAAAAAAACACCTGCCAAAAGGCCGCCGTCTGGTTGAGCCTTTTGCGGGTTCATGCGCAGTTATGATGAATACTGACTATTCAGAATATCTGATAGCAGACATCAATCCTGATTTAATTAATCTCTATAAAAATATTAAGGATGATGTAGAGGGATTTCTTAATTACTCTCGTGATTTTTTTGCACTGTGCAATAGTGCGGAGAATTATTATAGCATTCGCGCTGACTTCAACTTGTCATCGAACAGCGAAGAACGCGCCGCAATGTTTCTGTATTTAAATCGCCATTGTTATAACGGCCTTTGCCGTTACAACCAGTCCGGCGGTTTTAACGTTCCTTATGGAAAATATAAAGCGCCGTATTTTCCAGAAGCTGAAATTCGTGCATTTGCTGAAAAGGCTAAGCGGGCGACGTTTGTTTGCTGTTCTTTCGATGAAGCTTTGGAAATGGTTTTACCGGGCGATGTTATTTATTGCGATCCCCCATACATGCCCGCCTCTGCCACCGCAAATTTTACAAGCTACTCAACTGAAGCCTTTGGCGGGCTTGAGCATCACCAGTTAAGCGCCGATTTACTCACCCTGGCTGAGCGCGGATATCCCGTCATTGCATCGAATTCAGATACCCGTGAATCCCGTGGCTTGTATGGCAAGTTCAATATTGTCTCGTTTGACGCCCCGCGCTCAATCGGTGCCTCTGCTGGCAGCATTAAATCAGCCCCTGAAATTATCGCCAAAATTACGCCTAAGAATCCGCAATACCTGCCAGGCGGCATCGTTAGCAAGGCTTCATCCGAATGCATGTAAGATGCTTCACCCCGCAAATTGAAACGCCCAAATCCTGGGCGTTTCCCTGGAACAAACCACGCCAGGCCGTGTCTGGCCTCGAAAGACAGCTTACCCGTGACGAGTACGATCAGGGGCAAGCTGTTTTAATCAAAGTAAAAACCCTTTCAACCGATTTGCAGGAAATTTTCACAGGCCGCTATAAGCACCTGCTGAAAACTCAGGGTATCCACGCCGCGAATAAATACCTGGTTTATACCGTTGGCCGCAGCATTCTGCCGCGCGTTGAAGCCGTGAATGCGGCTCACGCGATGAATGTTAATGCCTCTATGAAATTCCTGTCTGAGGCTGATACCTATCACCGCCTGCCGAGCATGAGCGATAAGCCGCTGCGCCGGTTCGCTCAGGACATCGCCGGTCAGCTCAAGGAAATCTATGAAGAACGGTGCGATCAGTTGCTTGCTGAAAATGACGGTGACAACGCCATTCTTTTTGAGCTTAAAACTCAGCGCGGTTTGTACTGCGATATTGCTGGCATGTCCCGCGCTTTCAACGTCACGCCGATGTACTGGAAGAAATACTGCAAAGGTAAATTAGATACAGTTTCAGCCATCGCCGGTATGTCNAACGAAGCGGCCTGAAGACCATAGGAACGGTGCGATCAGTTGCTTGCTGAAAATGACGGTGACAACGCCATTCTTTTTGAGCTTAAAACTCAGCGCGGTTTGTACTGCGATATTGCTGGCATGTCCCGCGCTTTCAACGTCACGCCGATGTACTGGAAGAAATACTGCAAAGGTAAATTAGATACAGTTTCAGCCATCGCCGGTATGTCGCGCCTGGTTAATCCTGATTGGTGGTCAGGTCAGTTGAAAGGCCAGCGCACCCGCTGGCGCGAATCTTTGCTGATCGCAATCGGTAAGGTAAACCGCGACGCTTCCCCGTACGCCAGTAAACAGGCCATCCGTGAGGTGCGCGCACGCCGTCTGTCGAATCTCGACTACCTCAAAAACTGCGACCTTGAAAATATTGAAACCGGCGAGCGCATCAGCCTGATCGACAAGGTGATGGCGAGTATTTCAAACCCTGAAATCCGCCGCATGGAGTTGATGAGTACGATCGCCGGCACCGAGAAATACGCCGCTGCAAATGGTGACGTCGGGATGTTCCTCACTATTACCACCCCCTCCAAATATCACCCCACTCGTATCGTGGGCAAGGGTGATAAAAAGCGCGTCCAGCGGAATCACGCCTGGGACGAAAATGCTTACACCCCGAAAGATGCGCAGCGATACCTGTGCGGGATCTGGAGCAAAATGCGCACCGCATTTAAAGATAACGATCTGTCTGTCTACGGGATGCGGGTGGTGGAACCACACCACGACGCGACCCCGCACTGGCACATGATGTTATTCACTAAGCCCGCCATGCGTCAGCCGGTGATCGATATCATGCGGAAATACGCCATGAGAGAGGACGCCGACGAACGCGGCGCGGCAAAGAATCGCTTTGACTGCAAACATTTAAACCGGGGCGGTGCTGCGGGATACATTGCCAAATACATCGCAAAAAATATCGATGGTTACGCGCTGGAAGGCGAGCGCGACCATGAAACCGGCGAGCTGCTAACAGACGCCGCTGCTGCTGTTACTGCCTGGGCTGCTACCTGGCGGATCCCTCAGTTTCACCCTATCGGCCTGCCTACCATGGGTTCCTACCGTGAGTGCCGCCGCATCCGCTCAATCAGTCTGACTGAAACCTTTGATGAAGAAGTGGAGGCAGTTCGCGCTGCTGCTGATGTCGGTGACTTTATGGCGTACATGACAGCTCAGGGCGGCGCAAATATTCCCCGCGACGAACAGACCGTGCGTGTAGCTCGCCGCGTAGCTGCTGAGCTGAACGCCTACGATGAAGAAGTGAAAAAGGTTGTTGGCATTTTCGCGCCTCACCTTGGCGATTCTCATGTTTACGAAACCCGTACAACACAATGGCGCATTGTTTCTTCTGCCGTTGACGTTGAGGTTTTGACTTTAAAAAGCGCCTCCGGCGCGCCTCGGAGTCCTGTCAATAACTGTGGGTTAGGTGGAAATAAACCGGCTGCAAATAGGCGTGATAGCCAGGCTGGGAGCACCGCTACAACGTTCATTTCTGCAAACCAACCGGTAATTGACTGGACAGACACAGTCGCCGTGAGGGCGATTGTGGCACGCATACGCGAGGAAACGCCGAGAGTCAGCAAGGCGCAGCGTAGTTTCAACCCGTCAAAAGGCCGCGATGTTGCCCCGTCGGCAAGATTGACGGCAGAAGAACGGGCGCGTTTGCCTGAAATCGAACGCGAATTGATGAAACACAACATAACGGCTGAGCGCTGGGAACTGGAAGCGCTGAGCCGTGGGGCGAAAATCAGCTTTGGTGATCTGGTTATGAGTTTTGAACCGCTCCAGGATTGGGCTGAATTTGAATAGTGCGTAAATGTACACGGTTAAGTAGGCAGTTCTGCCGCCGATAACATTCATTAATTTTAGGTATACAAAATTTAATAACATACAGATTTTTATGGAAATCATGATCAGATAATTTTATAGTACTGTACGTATAAACAGTAATTTTTTTAGGGGGAGAGATGGATTTTTTAGAAGAGACGTCAGTTTTGTTGGAACGTATATCTTTGATTGCAAAACTTTCAACGCGCGTTGAGTGTGATAAAGAGGAGAGGGAGTTAGTTGCCATATGGATTTCGGAATTGGCGACGGCAGCGCATGAAGATTTGTTGAAAGTGATTTTTGACGTTAACGCCCCTGGGAAAATTCACTGATTTCTTAGCACGGGATTATGTGCGAGCCATGCATGCATCATGCGCATGGTTTTGCATGATCCCGAAAGGATCAAAAAACGCATGATCGCCCCTCTGACCGTACCTTGCGGCGTTCTGGGTCATGCATTAAAAACAGTGAGCTAAGTCAAAAGCGGGCAGGCGGGTAACATTGCGCGCGCCGAGGTCTAGCAGAAACAAAATGATGAACTCCGCACGAAGCGAAAATCTAATTATTCATTTTTGTTGTTTTTGTGACTCCACTTATACGAAAAAGGTATAGAAGATTTTAGTTAAGATAAGCGGGGAAATTGCTAGTATCTGATTGTTGGTTAGTTAGTGAGATATACCGTCATCAATTGGGTTAATAGCCCGAGGAAAGCTTCGTGCTTTCTACCATTTATCCCGCGCAACGCCCATGTCTAGTGTGGTGTCCTCTGCAAGATGATGTCATCGCTAGCAAGTGGTATGGCGCATGGGTATTCGAACCATTGGGCGACCAATGGTTCGTGGAGCTGGGAGCTAGTGCTGTTCAATCTCATCCTTATGAGGGCGAACCTCAATGTTTAAGTGGGCAATCGTTCACACATTGAGGGCATAAGGAGCAAGACATGCATAATGATCAAGTAACCAACGAACAGCAGGCACAAAACAAGTCAAACCGTAAAAAGTGGATGCGTTATTTTTGGGAGGCGTTCAAATGGGGTATTCGACTGTTTGACCTAATCACAAGATTAATCGATTACTTAGAAGGGGGCGATCTGTAATGTGCCCTCCCTCGTTTCAATTAGTAAGGAGTTACGGGTGTTACACAGAGCTCTGCGTCTTGTTAGGCAGTATCACAACGAATCTATCGTTGGGCTGTCCCGTGCACTAAACATCCCGAAAGAAACAATCGAGCAATTTGAAGCCGGAAAGACCTCCCCATCGGTGGACATACTGCAGCGCTACTCTACTCATTTTGATATCCCTGTACCTTCGTTTGTTTTCTTTTCTGAAACACTAGGTACTCAAGGACGCTTATCTAAACGACTACGTTTAAATTTGGCTGGCAAAGTTTTGGATGTATTAGAATGGGCGAGCAAAAAAAATGAAAGCACGAAAGAAGCTTAAAATCTCCACTAAAAATAAAAGTTACAACCTTATCGACTCTCCTTTTTTCATGCTTAAAAGCAAAAAAAAATTAGCTGCATTGCTTGGCATCGCAATTGCTGACTTAGCTTTATTAATGAAGGATGAAGGTAATTATTCTATTTTCGAACAGTTATCTAAGAAGGGAAAATCAAGGAAGATACAAAAGCCGTTAGACGCGCTGGATATTGTTCACACTAGAATTGCTAGCCTGTTATCAAGAATTAAATTACCAGAGTATTTACACTCAGGTAAAAAAGGTCACTCAAATATTACAAACGCTCAAGCTCATCTGAATACATCAAAAACGATGACAAGCGATGTCAAAGCTTTTTTTCCTTCAACAACGCGAAATATGATTTTCTCCTTTTACTTCTCAGTGATGAAAATGTCTTCGGATGTTGCTGATATATTGTCACATATATGTACCTGTCATGGTCAACTTCCAACAGGCAGTCGTATTAGCATGCCGCTAGCATTCTTTGCAAACTCCCGAATGTTTGACGAGATCAATATGCTGTGCGAAAAATTAAAAGTAAAAATGACAGTTTATGTAGATGATCTAACCTTTTCAGGGGATAATGTAAATCGCTTATTTTGTTCGGTTGTAAAAAGAATAATTTCCAAGCATGGGCATGTAATGCACCCAACCAAAACTAAACTCTATAGCGAATGCATGCCAAAATTAGTTACGGGAATAATTATTACTGCTGGGCGGTTAAAGGTAAGAAATGAACAGCACCGTCTGATGGCTCGCGATATTGAGTATTGGATGTTGATTAAAGATGCAGATAGAGCAAGTGAAACATCGGTGGTCAAAACATTATTTGGTCGATTGTACTCGATGGGAGTGATTGAGCAACGTTACAGGTCTAAAGTATTAACTTTGAAAATGAACACAGCATTATAATTATTAGTATTTAGAAGGGCGTACTTCCCCTGTTTTGCGCTGGTATTGATAGTAATCAGAATAAGGTCGAAATAGATATATTTCTAACATGATTCCGAACTCCGTTTAGATATGCCCTTTCTAAATAATGCCCTCAGATTAAGTATATCAAAACTAGCTAAGCGATATAATAAAACTCAAGCCCAACAGAATGGGCCTGAACTTATTTAATCTTGCGTCAGTGCGTAAGAGGTAAATTTTATCACCTCCTCCCCAAACCACGCATTTAACTCTTTGAACCGTTCCTGCAACGGCGTCAGTTCGTTGCGTACAAATACCTGCGACGCCTTCACCGAGTCACCAAAGCCGCCGCTGTTCTCTGGGATGATCCCCATCATCTGCGGCGGTACGCGGTGCGCGCAAAGCAGGTCGTTCTGGCTGGCTTTCTTGATGTTGAAGAAATCGTCTTTCGTCGCCACTTCACTCAGCGGCAAAATCTTGATCCCGTCCGGCTTGCCGTTCGGCGCGTACATGAACAGGTTGCGGAAGTTGCCCAGGCCTTTGGTGTCCCGCATCGCTTTACGCATCTGATCGATGTCCGAGCTGCTTTGCGCGGCGTCCGTCATATATAGAATGTAACCGGCATGCGCGCCGTTCTGGTAGTACTTGCGGCGGAACAGCGTGGCAGCCTCATTAAGCCAGGCAGAATTCAGGGCGCTGAGATATTCCGGCAGGCCGTACAGCTCCTGATTAATATCCGGCTCAATCAGATGAAACACGCTGCCAGCTTCGAACTGATGGGCATCCTTCCACTGTTGCACAAACCAGTAAGTATCTGGCTCAACCCCACGGCGGGCATATTTTGCAGGCACGGTTTTCATCACCACGGCGTCGCCGAGCTGGTTGCGAATGACTTCTAAAAATGCATTCCCGAATACCAGGTAATCCAGGGCAAACCGGCTGAACTCCTGCTGTGATAACAGCGGGTGCGGGACAAACGTCGAGGCCAGAATATTGCGTTTCACATACAGCGATGAACTGTGATGCACCGCTGCGCGCAGCGTGCGAGCCAGTCCGTCAAAGCTGACCGGCGGCTCGTACCACTGGCCGTTACCGGTGCATTCGATGTAGTCCAGAATTTCGCGGCGGTCTAACACCGGCGTCGGGTCGCCAAAGCTGAACGCCTCCGCACCGCCGTTATGCTGTGTGGTGGCGGTGACTGTGCTTTGTGTCGGCTTGCGGAATTTGCGCTTACTCATATTAATAAAACTCCAGAATGTTAGGGCTTTGGCCGCCGTTCGCGGCGGTCAGGGGTTCGTTAAGCAGTGCGTGCATGATTGCCCAGGCCACATCCGCGTGGCTGGCCTCCTCGCTGCGGCTGGCCTCGTAGGTGGAACGGCTGCCGCTGGCGGTCATGGTTTTGCGAATAGCCATGAATGACGACGTGATGTCNCTCGTAGGTGGAACGGCTGCCGCTGGCGGTCATGGTTTTGCGAATAGCCATGAATGACGACGTGATGTCTTTGTGGTTGGTGTCGTATTCCAGGCGGCCTGACGTGATGGTGTCCTTCGCTTTCAACACCATTTTCGTTTTGGTTTCGGGGCTGTAGCGGATCTCCATCGCGGCGGGGAAGTACTGCCGAACCAGCTGGAACACGCCCTGACCGATGCCGGTGGCATCCACGCCGATGTATTCCACGCAGTACCGCTTCGTTAACTCCTCAATGCTTTTCGCCTGGGCGGCAAAGTCCATGCCTTTCCACTGGTGGCGTTCCAACACGCGGAATTTGCCCCCGTCCACCAGCGGCGGAGCCACGACGGCACAGCCCGCGCTGTCGCCGGTGTGTGATGGGTCGTAACCAATCCAGACGGCGCGATAACCAAACGGACGCACGGCAAACGGGCTGAAATCCTTCCACTCCTCCGCACTTTCCACCATGCAGCGTTGCAGCTCGGCAAACGGGAACACGGACGCCTGATCGTCTACAAATTCGCACATAAACAGGTTGCGGAAATCCTCGGCGCTGTTTTCCTGTTTCAGCGTGTCGATGTT